CGACGCCCAGATTGCGGGCCAGATCGCCCTGCGTCAGGCCTATAGCGACGCGGGATTGGGCAGTGGGCCGATCTATTTGTTTACCGCCTTTGGCTGCAACTATGAGGGCGCAGTGTCGGTCGAACAGGCGATGCTGCGCGCCGCCGATCTGGTCGCGGTCTGTGAAGACGCGGGAACGCCACCGACCTGTATCACGCTGTGTGACACGGTCGGGGCCGCCGATCCCGCCGGTGTGCGCGCCTTGGTCGAGGCGGTGCGCACGCGCTGGCCCGACTATCCTGTCGCGTTGCATCTGCATGATACGCGCGGCCTTGGGATTGCGAATGCGATGGCGGGGCTGGAACTGGGCGTTGCGCGGTTTGATGCCTCGGTGGGTGGTCTTGGTGGCTGTCCCTTTGCCGGAAACCGGTCCGCCGCAGGCAATATCGCGACCGAGGAACTGGCCCTGTTGTGCGACCGTCTAGGCATAGAGACCGGCATCGATATTCCCGCCCTGATCAAGGCCGCTGAACTGGCCGAAACAATCGTGGCCCATCCCCTGAGCAGCAAGCTTGCCCATGCGGGCCTGTTCACCCCGAAACCGTGATTTTCACCCGTATCTGACACGCGGAGAACCCCGATGAAAAAACCCGATTTGCCCGCAGGCATTATTGCAACCGACGAACGCCTGCAGATCGCGGACTCTGTGCGCCGCATCTGTGACCGGTTTGACGACGAATGGTGGCTGGAAAAAGAGCGCGCCGCCGAATTCCCCCACGAGTTCCACCAAGCCATGGGCCTCAGCGGCTTGGAGGATTACAAGTCCGTCAGCATCGGCAGCCTTAGCGTCACCACAGCAGGTGCTAGCAGCACGGCCACTGGCGCTGATCGTGTCCCGCCGATCTTTGAACGCTATTTGACTGGACTTAGAATTAGCGGACCAGGGAACTTTGCCATTAAGCGGAGCTGATTATGGCCAGACATAACGGCATAGATCCTGCCTACAGCATTGGCGGCGATTTCGTAAACAACACTGACGCCCAGACCGGGCGCTGGAATCGGATCGTGATCGTCAAAGGCAACACTTCTTTTTCCGCGATCACTGCTCAGAATTACACCGGCAACAGCTTGGTTGGCGAAGGCTTCCCCGCAGGCTTTGAACTGCAGGGCGTATTCACTGCCTTCACCCTGAACACCAGCGGTGCTGTCATCGCTTACAAGATCTGATCATGGCTAAATCACAAGGCGGCGCATCTGAAATTGATTACTCCCTTGGCGCGGAGGTCATCACTGACACGGTTGCCCACACCGGCAAGTTCCGCCACATCGACTTCTACGAAAACAGCACGATCACTGCAATCATTTCGACCAACATCACTGACAACAATTTCGCCAGTGCCACGGTTGACCAAGGCGCTCACTTGACGGGCTATTTCACCAGCATCAGACTTCAGAACGGAGCCTGCATCGCCTACAAGATCTGATGTCTCTTGCCTCTTCGCTGCGTAAGACTGCCAGCAAGCTTGTCAAACAGTTTGGCGGCACTGTCACCTACAGGCAGGTTGCTGGCGGCAGCTACAACGCGACGACTGGCACGATCACTGAGACCGAAACCAACACCACCATCAAAGGTGTACTGGATGCGGTACAGAAGCAGGAAGTTAATGAGCTGATTCAGGACACCGATAAGAAGCTGACGATTGCAGCGGCAGACCTGACGATTACGCCAAGCACGGCTGACCGTGTTGTGATCAGCAGCGTCGTGCATCAGATCGTCAAAATCAGCGTGATCGAGCAAGACAACACCGCGATTGCGGTTGAGCTGTTCTTGAGGGCCTAACGATGGCTAGGCGTATCAGGCTGGATCAGATCGGGGACTACGCCGAAGACAAGCTGAATCAGCTGATGCGTGTGGTGGTGTTTGAAACTGACGCTGAGTTGAAGGCGCGTAGCCCAGTGGATACAGGCCGTTTCCGCGCTAGCTGGGCGATTGGTGAAAACCAGACGGGCAACTATGACGCAGGCCCGAGCACATCAACGGCACCGGTCGCGCTGAATTACACATTGGGCAACGAGAAGATTGGCAACGTCTACAACATCCACAACAGCTTGCCCTATGCCGAGCCTTTGGCTAATGGCAGTTCCAAACAAGCGCCTGCGGGCTGGGTGGATCTTGTCGCCAAGCAAATGACCAGAAGGGCGCGACAATTAGCTAACAGCATCGGGAGGCAAGACTGATGGCCGCTACTGACCTCAATACCGTTCGAGCCACCATTGAAGGGCGCTTGGCCACTGAGCTTGCTGAAAGTCCAGCCATCCCGGTCGTGTTTCACAACATGGCCTTTACGCCAACGCCAAATTCAAGCTGGGTTCAATGTCTGACCAGCTTTGGAACAAATGAATATCTGAGCCAAGGCGGCACAACCAATTCACAAAACCGCATAAATGGCGTTGTCGTTATCAACATCTTCAGTGCTAAAGGCGTAGGGCCTGGCGCCAACTACGTCATCGGCAAGAGGATTCGTGATCTCTACAATAGAGTGAATGTGTCGGGGGTTTTCTTCGACGCTGCAACAGGCCCAGAGGCTCTGGCTTCACCAGTTCCCGAGGGTTATTTTCAAACCCAGGTCCGTGTGACCTTTGAATCCATCGAGGGACTCTGACCCATGGCAATTCTCCGAGGCGAACAAGGTTCTGTTCAGTTCGACGCAGCTGGCAGCACTAACGCCACCATCGTTGGCACCCGTAGCTGGAGCCTGACCACTACCAAGGAAACCCTGGACGTTACCGATCACGGTGACACCTTCCGTTCCTTTGTTGGCAGCCTGATCTCTGGTTCCGGCACTGTTGAGCTGGTCTACGACCCCGACGCAACCGGCCAAGCTGGCTTCCTGGAAGATGTGCTGACCACTGCTGATCCTGCAGACGCCACCTTCGAGCTGTTTACCACTGGCTCCACCACTGGCACTGATTCGATCAGCTTTGCTGGCATCATCACCGACATGGAAATCAGCTCCACTGTTGGCGAACTTGTCGTTGTCAGCTGCAACTTCATCACCAGTGGTGCCATCACCGGCAACCTTGAGTGATAAGGGGTATATTTGGGGTGATTTACTCACCCCTTTAGGTGCCCGTGGCTAAACGTCTTGTCGATGAACTGGTAGAGGCATTTGACCTAAACCAGCGTCGCAAGTTTGTGCTGAAGCACCCCGGCGGTAAGTCCTGGGACTTGTATTTCAAGCCCATCACCCGCGCTGATCGTAAAAAAGCGCAGGCATTGGCTGGCACTGATGATGCGCTGGACATCAGCACTCAGATGCTGTGCCAAATGGCCGAGCTTGAGGATGGCTCCAAGCCTTTTGCTGCTGCAGACACGGCCAAGCTTCAGCGCATGTTGCCTGAGTCGGTCCTGAATGAGCTTGAGCTGTTCCTGTTCGGCTTGGGCGATGCTGCATCCATTGATGAAGCAAAAAACGATTAAAGGAAGACTCCTGGCTTTTCTTTGAGTTCTTCCTAGCTACTGAACTTGGCAAAACCGTCAGTGAGCTACGCGCAAGCTTGACGGAAGCTGAGTTTGTGATGTTCGCGGCCTACTACGAGGTCAAGGGCGAACGCGAGAAAGCGGAGATGGCGAAGGCGCGGGTAAGGAGTCGATAAAACGTCGGTAGACTAAATCAAAGGATTAGGTCGGGCCGTGGCTGTCGCCGTCGTTGACGTACAGGTAAAAGACCAAAATGCGGTTAGCAGCCTTCGGCGTATTGATGCGGCATCCAAGTCTGCTGAATCTGGCATTCAAGGGCTGAAAGGTGCGGTCACTGGCCTTGTTGGTGCAATCGGTGCTGTCAGTGCAGCAAAGTTCGTTTTTGCCAAAACAGCTGAATTAGAGACGCAGACAAAAAGCCTGCAAGTTTTAACGGGCAGTGTTCAGCAGGCAAAACAGATCATCCAAGAGCTGCAGCAGATTGGCGCTGTCACTCCGTTCACAAGTACAGAGCTGATTGATGCGGCCAAACGGCTGCAGGCTTTTGGTGTTGAGGGTGAGCGCGTTGTTGATGTCACGCAACGATTAGCGGACGCTTCGGGTGCAACTGGCGCCGAATTACAGGGGATCGTCACTGCTTATGGCCAGGTGATCGCCAAGGGGCGGTTGCAGGGTGAAGAGCTTCTGCAATTCCAAGAGCGAGGGATTGGCCTGCAGCAAGAGCTGCAAAAGATGTACAAGTTGTCCGGCCAGGAGCTGCAAGATGCTCTGGGCAAGGGCCGGATTAGCGCTCAAGCGGTTGAGGCTGCCTTTGTTCGTCTGACAAGCACGGGCGGCAAATATGCGAATGGCGCTATTGCCCAGTCAGATACTTTGAGCGGCAAATTGAGCACCCTGCAAGACGGCGTTGATCAGCTTGCCAGAAGGATTGGCGAAGTTTTGACGCCTGTTCTGAAGTCTGTCTTCACTCAAGCTATTGCGGTTGTTGATGCAGTCAATCAGGCGTTAGCCGCTGGACGTGGCGGCGGTTTTTCTCGCAGTGTTTTTGGTGCTAGACAGTTAATTAACGTTGGCGCGACAAGCCAAGCTGTAGACAATATTGCCAAGGGCATCGGTCAAATTAGTGCTCAAAAAAATAAGGCTGGCATTGACCAGAACTTGCAAGCACTGCAGAAATATCAACGGCTGCTGCAGAGTATTGGCGCCGATGATCCCAACGCAAGTAAAGCAGTTGAACTTCAAGGCTTGATCCTTGAAAAGATCAATCAAAATCTTGATGCACAAAAGCAGCTAAACAAGGAAACCAAAGCGCAGGCGGACATATTCAAGATCCCAGAGCTGACTGCCTCCACTGCAGGTAAGGGCGGTAAAGGCGGCAAGGCTGATCGTCAAAGCCAGTTGGCCGATATTTTGGCCGCCAATGGTTTGTACCGCTCGCAGCAATCCTTGCTTGAGCAAATCTCACAGGCCGAGATGAGTCGAGATACTCGGCAAGTTCTGTATTTGCAACATGTTCAGCGAAGTGTCGAACTGCTTAATCAGGCTGCTGCAATTCAACGTGATCAAGCTTTGCCGGCAGATGAGAAGCAAGCAAAACTGCGTGGTATACAGGATCAGCTAGCTGCCAGCACCGCTCAGTACAACAGAGAAATTGCTGAGTTCCAGCGTCAAGCAGCGGAAGGCTTGCCGACTTATATCAATGACCTGAGTTCGATGGCCGCTGGCTATAGCAATGTGCTTGATTACTCGAAGCGTCTGACTGACGAACAAATCAAACAGCAAGAGCTGGCGCAGGGGATCGCCAATGTCGTGGGTCAAAACATGACAAGCGCTTTTGATGCGTTGATCCAAGGAACCGAATCTTTTGGCAACAGCCTGAGGAAGATTGCATCTGGAGTGCTGATCGACATTGCAAGGCAACTGCTGCAGATCTATGTAATCAATCAAGCGATTAATGCAATTAGCAGCCTGTTTGGGCCGTCTACCGGAGGGTTTTTGCCTGGCGTCAAGTTCAATACCAGCGCATTCTCAATGCCTCAACTGGCCGGTGGCTTGGCCTCTGGCGGTCCGGCGATGGCTGGCAAAAGCTATTTGGTGGGTGAGCAAGGGCCTGAGATCTTCACTCCCAATAAGAGCGGCACTGTGATTCCAAACGGTGCTTTGGGCGGCATGGGTGGTGGTATCACTGTGAATGTCGATGCCAGTGGCTCTAGCGTGGAAGGCGACGCCAAGCAGCAGAAAGCTCTAGGCGCTGCTATCGGCGCTGCTGTCCAAGCCGAGCTGATTAAGCAGAAGAAACCCGGAGGCTTGCTCTACTAATCATGGCAACATTCCCATCGATCAATCCCACCTACGGCGCAAGTAAAAGTAGCCAGCCGACGGTCAACCGTATTCAGTTCGGTTCAGGATATGAACAGAGGGTGGTCTGGGGGATCAACCAAAACCCGAAGACTTGGGAATTGACTTTTAACGTTTCTGAAACTGAAGCTGACACGATTGAAGCGTTCCTAGATGCTCGCGGCGGCCAGGAAAACTTCGACTGGACACCACCCGGCTCATCAACCTCCTACAAGTGGGTTTGTGAAGAGTGGAGCAAGAGCATTCCTTATTTGAACCGTGCCACGATCACGGCAAGTTTCCGGCAGGTCTTTGAGGCATGACGACACCAACTTCAATCCATGAACAGATTCAGTCGCTGGAACCCTCAGCGATTATTGAGCTGTTCCAACTGGAAATGACAGCGGCGGTCAATGGTATCGACCTGACTTACTACTATCACGCCGGCACTAATGATCTAACTGCTGACGTGGTGTTTAACAGCATCACTTACGCCGCAACGCCGATTGAGGTTGAGGGCTTTGAAGTGACGGCCAAAGGCACACTGCCGCAACCCATCATGCGCGTGGCCAATGTCACTGGCGCGATCTCTGCTCTGCTGACTGCTTACAACCCATTGAAAGCAAAGCTGACCAGGATTCGGACCTGCAAAAAGTTTTTAGATGGCATCAATTTCAGTGGCGGCACAAATCCGACT